CCCAGCTAATTCAGGAAACAATAATACGGATCCTACAGGACCTATTGTTAGCGCATCAGCACCGACAACACAAAATGACGGAACAGTATTAGTATACGGTGATTTATGGCTTGATTCTTCTGATTTAGAAAATTATCCAATGTTATATCGTTGGGAAGCAGTTGAGAATGTTGCTCAATGGGTATTGATTGACAAGACAGACCAGACAAGTTCTCAGGGCATAATGTTTGCAGACGCTAGATGGAGTAGTTCTGGAGCAATAAATCCAGTTGATGATCCTATCCCAACTATAGCAAGTTTGTTAACTAGCAATCATTTAGACTTAGATGCACCTGATGCTACTCTATACCCACAAGGTATGTTGTTGTTCAATACACGCCGTTCAGGTTATAATGTAAAAGAATTCAAGACTAATTATTTTACAAGTAAAAATTATCCACTTGCTGGAAACTATAACCCAAGTGCACCTACAAATAATGCAAACTTGCCGGAAATGAGTTATGCTTGGGTAAGTGCTAGTGGATTGAAACCTGATGGTTCTGCTTATATGGGTCGCAAGGCACAACGTCATATGATTGTGTCAGCAATGAAATCATCGATTGATACTAATCAAACTATCCGAGAAGAAGATAATTTCTTTAATTTGATTTCAGCTCCTAATTATCCAGAGTTACAACCTAACATGGTAGCATTGAATAATGATCGCCATAATACTGCATATATCGTAGGAGATACACCACTACGATTACCTGATCAGGCAACTGCAATTACAAATTGGGCAAACAATGAAGCGTTGGCAACTGAATCAGGTGAAGATGGTTGGGTAACCCGCGATTCATATCTAGGTGTATTCTATCCAAGTGGTATTACATCAGACACAACAGGTACAGCCGCAGTTGTTCCTGCAAGTCATATGATGTTACGTACATTATTGAGAAATGATACTTTGGGTTATCCTTGGTTAGCTCCAGCCGGTACACGCCGTGGTACAATTGACAATGCTACAAACATTGGATACTTAGATTCAACTACTGGTGAATTCCAAGTAGTTAAGAATCGTATGAGTATTCGTGATGTATTGTATCTAAATCAAATTAATCCATTAGCATTCTTTACTGGTATTGGTTTATTGAACTATGGTAATAAGAATTCATTTAATTCACAATCAGCATTGGATCGTATCAATGTAGCACGTTTAGTTTGCTATATTCGTGAAAGACTACAAGTTGCGGCTCGTCCGTTCGTATTCGAACCAAACGATGCTCTTACACGTAATCAGTTAACTGGTGTAGTTCAATCATTGTTTATTGACTTAGTTGGTAAGCGCGGATTATATGACTATCTAGTTGTGTGTGATTCAAGTAATAACACTCCAGCTAGAATTGATAGAAATGAATTATGGATTGATATTGCAATCGAGCCAGTTAAGGCAGCAGAATTCATTTACATCCCGGTTCGTGTTATGAACACTGGGGCTATTGGAGCTCAATAAATACACTCCCCTTAGGGAGAGTTATTTAAGATAAATAATATATAGGAGATAGAAATATGGCAACAGCCTCAAATTCATTGTTCAACATGACTGTCGGAGCAGACAACACACCTAGTTCTCAAGGTTTGTTAATGCCTAAACTACAGTTTAGATTCAGAGCATTATTTTTAAACTTTGGTACTGGTGGTGCAACACAAGAGTTGACTAAACAAGTTATGGATATTCAACGTCCTAACGTTTCTTTTGAAGAAGTAACTTTGGATATTTACAACAGTAAAATATATCTAGCTGGTAAACATGCATGGCAAGAAACACAAATCAACTTGCGTGACGATGCCGCTGGCAACGTTTCAAAATTAGTCGGTCAGCAATTGCAGAAACAGTTTGACTTTGTTGAACAAGCAAGTGCGGCATCAGGCCAAGATTACAAATTCCAAATTAACTATGAAATTCTAGACGGTGGTAACGGTACATTAGTTCCTAACGTATTAGAAACATGGGAATTATATGGTTGCTTCATTAAATCAGCAAACTATAACAATATGGATTACAAATCAAATGAGCCAGCAACAATTCAGTTGAGTATTCGTTTTGATAATGCAATTCAATCACCGTTAGCTTCTGGTGTTGGTACAAATGTAGGACGTGCATTTGGTGGCACAGCAGTTACTGGTTTAGGTAGATAACTTAGATAACCAATGGCATTCAGTGTTGATGGCCTAGTTAAAGGCGTTCAAAATGTTACTGGAATAAACCTAGCCGACCAAGCGACTAATGCGGCTAAAGCATTTTTTGGTAATGAATATTTGCGTGATTATACTCACGCAAGTAAAACGTTTATACCAAATAATTATGCATATGCTCCTAAGTTCAAGCATTTATTTCACGTATACTTTGATATTAACACCGCTCAAACTGAAATAGGAAATAATTGGCCGCAAGATGCTAATTTTAGTTTAGCTGTTAAATCAGTTCAATTACCTAAGTTTAGTATTGATACTCATAATTTAAATCAATACAATCGCAAACGACTTGTACAAACTAGAATTAAATATGACCAAGTTGGTATAAAATTTCACGATGATAATAATAACTTAATTAGAAAATTGTGGCATGCATACTATACTTACTATTACAAAGATGCCGCACAGATAGATCAAAATACCAGTAGAATAGTAAACACTGCCGCGGCATGCAAAGTGTATGAAGACAACAGAAACATATATGATCCCTCTATAGCAAACAGCGATGACTGGGGATATATCGGGGAAGGTAATCCCGGCATTACATCTAACAGTGGACTACCCGGTCATTCAAAATTAAATTTCTTCAAATCAATTAATATATTTGGATTCCATCAACATAATTTTGTTATGTATAAATTAGTGAATCCTATAATTTCATCTTTTTCACACGATCAATATGCATATTCTGAAACTGGAACTATGGAAAACGACATGACAATTGAGTACGAAACAGTTAAATACTTTGAAGGTGCTCTTAATGGTCAAAATCCTGGTGCAATAGTATCAGGTTTTGGAAGTCAATCAAATTACGATACTAGACCTAGTCCATTGAATAAGGCAGGAAGTAATGCAACTATACTCGGTCAAGGTGGCGCGGTCGATGCAGTTGACGGAATTATAAATGACATTTCATCTGGTAACTGGGCTGGTGCTATACAAAAAGCAGGCACTGCATATAACACATTTGATTTGAAAAATGGATTAGGCAAAGTCGCTAGTATTGCAAAAGGGGAAGCAGGCGCCGCTTTAGTTAATCAAGCAATGACTCCTAGCAATAGAGGTGGATGGGACTTCCCTACTGCCGCAACAACAGGGTTTAATAACGCAGTTAATAAGGGCATAGATGTTGTTAAGGGCGCGGGTTCATCAACCTCAGGTCAAACTCAGCCTGCCCCGGTTAGCACGGCTCGCTAAAAACTAACCAAAATAAAATAGCATAAATATATCTACGAGGTAGATATGGCACAAATAATCGACGGACCAAAAACACAACTAGATAGAACTGTTCAAATTTTTGACAGCTTTTATAATTTTACTGCATCGGTTGGTGCTAACCAATATGAAATAGTATTTTCATATTTTTTATCTGTGTGTAAAAGCAGAAATACTGCTAAAAATTTCACTGCAATGCTATTCAGAATTGCCGCTACAATTGATGAAAACCCAATGACATTGTTAGATTATTTACAAGGCACCGGGGATACAATAAAATCATCACGCTTAATGGTATATTATCTTAATAGTTTGAAAAGTAAAACTACATTGTATGGTGTAAACTCTGAGCCTATACCCAATGAGCCAGTACAGAGAAACATAGTAGAATAATGGCTAGTTTTGCACAGGGTATTTACGAAGTACAAAATCCCGAAAAGTATATCGGGAAGCATAAACCTAGATTTCGTAGTGGGTGGGAAATGACCTTTATGATGTTCTGTGACAATAACAAAAACGTTCTTAAATGGGCTAGTGAAGCAATAAGCATCCCCTATCGTCATCCGTTAACTGGTAAGATGTCAATGTATGTTCCTGATTTCTTTGTAGTTTATCAAAATAGACATGGAAAACAAATAGCAGAGATTGTAGAAATTAAGCCAAAGAAACAAAGTCTAATCGAAAGCAAGGTAGCTAGTGCTAAAGACAGAGCAGTCGTAGCAGTAAACCATGCTAAATGGATAGCAGCCAATGCTTATTGTAGACAGAACGGATTTGCATTCCGAGTAGTAACTGAGGATGACCTTTTTCATCAGGGCCGTCGTAAGTAATAAATATATTGTTATTTAGGATAGCACATGACAAAGAAACTTGAAGAACTTTTTGAACTACCGGTAGATGAAACTGAGATAAACTCTCAAGTGTTTGAGAACACACAGGTTAGTTTTGCTACACAGGACACATACAATACTTTGCAGAAGATTGAATCCGCATTACCGCAGGTTCGTGGGTTAGAGGCTAGTGATAATGAGATGGATGACTTAGCACAATTGGCTACAACTAGTTATAAAGACTTGATGGATTTAGGAATGCAAGTAGATAGTCGTTTTGCTAGTGAGATATTTAATAGTGCTAGTAGTATGCTAGGACATGCTATCACAGCAAAAACAGCAAAGATTAATAAAAAGTTAAAAATGCTTGATCTACAACTAAAGAAAGCACAATTAGACCAGAAGATTGCAAGCAAAACTGAAGAAATTGAATCTACACCATTAGGTGAAGGTAGTCTAGTAGACCGAAATGAGTTGTTGAAAACCATATTGGCTAACAAAAAAACAGATAATTGATAAATAATAGAATAGGAATAACATAATGAAAACCCTTCGTCATTACTTAATGGAAAGTGTTCGCACATACAACTACACGATTAAAGTCTTGGGTGATGTAGAGAACAAAAACTTGTTAGATATGTTCATACATAATCTAAGCAAGTTTGACCCTGTAGAAATCAGTGATCCAAAAACAACTCCAATTCAAAAAAATCCAATGGGTTTTGGTCCAGAAGAGAAGAATCAAAGCGTAATTATCATTCAAGCTGAATTTAAATATCCAGCAACTGAACCAATGATCGTGCAAATTGCACAACAATCAGGTCTGAGAAATATGGTTCGTGCAATTACAAAAGATTACAATGATAGTATTAACGCCGAGAATGACAAATATGCAAATCAAGTAGATGATGAAGACAAGAAAGCATTATTAGATACTCCGGAATTAGAAGACAATGGTAAGCAAGCTAGTAAAGATTATGCTAATCAATATCTAGATAAAGTTCTTCCGAAAGAACCAAGCATTGACATTCCATACAACGCTAAGAAAACCCCAACAATCAAAAACACAAGTAAAGAAGGCATTCAGACTACAAGTCCTTTCAGTAATGTAAAGATGCCAGCTAAACCACCAACTGGAGCTCATAAATGATCGACTTTACATCAACCCAACTAAGTTGGATACTCATCGGTGCATGTAGCATCGGTGGCACTGGATACATGTCTATGGATACTAAAATCAAAGAACTAGACACTAGTGTACAAGTAACAAGTGTTAAAATGGATGATATGAAAACAAATATGGCTGAGTTACAAAAACAATTAACTCGGATGGAAGATAAACTAGATAGAAAACAAGGATCAAAATAATGGATTTTAAATCATTACTCCAATCAATGGATGGCATTAGCGAAAATACCGTTCACAAAGCAGGCCCTGGTGGGTATGGTAATAGACACGGTACTGAAGCAGTAACCGATCAATATGGTAAAAAAGTTGGCAAAGTAAGTTTAGCCAGTCTTGGTCCTAAAGATGATACTCCTGCAAAACGTGGTCGTCCAGTAGATCCAGATAAGCCAAAGACAGGCAAAGATGATCCAAAGAATCAAAAAGTAGGTGATATATTTGGTCGCACTACCGGCGATGTACCAAAAGGTAAAAAAGGTACTAAAGTTTCTAAGATGGGTGATGCTGATAAAGCAGAAAAGAAAGCTGAAAAGAAAAGTCTAAAAGATTGGATAGAAGCATCTGAAGAAAATCAATTGAATGAAGAAGATGTTTCTCTAAAGCCAATTCAAGCAAGTCAAATCATCGGGTCTGATGGTAAAGCAATGGGAACCGCTGATACAGCAACTGCCAATGCTATCAAATCAGCGGCTGAAAAAGGTACATTAAATTTATCAGGTGAGAACAATTCTACAAGTAGTACGTCACAACCAATGACTGAGAAATCTGACAAACCAGTTAAAACTAATTCTACAGCACAGGGCAAGTATGATGGTAAGAGTAAAAGCGAATTGTTAAAAGCATTCAATCACTTAAAGAAAACTGGACCTCATGAAAAGGGTAGCAAACAGTATGGAAACATGAAAGAATTAGCAGGTGCTATTCGTGCTAAAGGTGACTCGGGCAAAACGCAAGAAAAACAAGTAGAAGAAGGTGGATACAGAGGTCGTGACGCCTACAGCCGAGACCAGTATTCGTCAACTACAGGCTTTGATAAGAAGGATTCTTATGCTTATCAACAAGACGGTGGAGCCAATGATGAGGGTTGGGAAGATGAAAAACCTAGCTATCCTAGAACTTCTGACCGTATGAGACAAGGTCAGCAACGTCACTATGGATTTAAACGTCCTAGTTCAGAGTCTGTTGAAGAAGGTAATGATGGCAACTTAGCTAATAATGCTAAGCCTTATAAGAAAGTAACACAACGTGATGTTATTCAAGGTGCTCAAGGTAAAGACGAAATGGGCGGCAAGAATAAGAAAGTAGCTGAATCACGTGTAATGGAAGAAAGTGAATATACTTACGAAAAAATTGGTAGAATATTAGCACAAGAAAATCCTACACTAGATTGTAACTCCGATGAATTTGCAAGTGCAGTATACCATGAGATGATTCAAATGGGATTGACACCAAAATCTGCACATAATAAATTAAGTTATGATGAAGATTTCTTAGGAGATGTTTCTACTTCTTATACACATTATATCAAACACGGTGCGATTGATGAAGACGGTGCACCAGTTAGTCGTGTAGCTCCAACAGCACGTGTAGCTCCAACAGCAACTATGACACCCGCCCCAACAGCACCGACAAGAACTGCTAGCCCAGGATGGGGTAGAGATCCTGTTAGTAAGCCAAGTGCTCCGGCAATGGGAACAATTAAAGGCGGTGTGTGGACTGCTGATCCTCCTAAGCCAGGTGAAAGAGGGGTACCCGTACCAACTGATCCTGAAGGCGTAAGAGAAGGTAATTTTTTAAGCACTTTAGGTCAACCTAAGAAAACATTTGAAAGTAAAAATATGAAAGATATTCAACTAGAAAGCTGGGAAAAAGAATTAAATTCTTTATTGAATTTAAATGAAGGTATCACTGTATCTTCTAGCACAGGTCAACAAGGATCACCTGATTCAGTAAGCGTTAATGCTACTGATGCAGATGCTCAACAATTATTACAAGTACTACGCTCTGCTGGCGTAGGCGTTTTTGGTGGCGAACAAGAACATAGCAACTATGGCGCACCAATGCACGATCAAGAACCAACAGGAACTGGTACTGAACCAGAAATGAGTCCAGAAGTAGTTGGAGATGGTGACGATATGCTATCATTGATTAAGAAAATGTCAGGCATACAAGATAGCGGTGATCAAGGAAGTGAAGAACCGGATGGCGTTGCAGTAGTTGATTTTTCAAGCGAAGAAGGTTCAGAAGATGATGAGCAAGCAAAACACGGTTCCGATGGTCATAGCCATGAAGAACCAAGTGATGACAAAGAAGAAACAGATGAAGGTAATGCTTTTGGAAACGAAGTTCGTATGAAGAAATCAGATGATATCCCTGACAGTCAGCAACGCATTACAACAGGTGGACAAAATCTTCCAGTAAAAGAAGAAGGTCATCACCACGAAGAAGGTGGTACATGTAACGAATGCGGTATGTATGAAGCACGTTGCGTATGCGAGCCAGGTGAAGAACA